CACATACGAAAAGATAGCGAGGTTTATAAATGAATCTACTGGGACTAAAAATGCTAACTTTGGAATAACATCTAAATCTGATGATGATGCAAGCAAGGCGTTTGCAAAATTATCTTATGGGTATTTAAATTTACCTTTTTTCTTTAGACCTATTGTAAAAGGGGCAGAAGATTCTAAAAAAGAAATATACTTTGCTAAACCATCAGATAATAGTAAAAAATCTAAATTATCTCGTAACACAAATACAGATGATTATTTAAATACAAGAATTGACTACCAACCTACTAAAGAAAGTGCTTATGATGGTCAAAAAATGCATCGTTATTTAGCAGATGAGGCAAGTAAATGGACAAGAGGAAATTCATTTGAAAACCATTGGGGACAAGTATCTCCTACGATGGATGAGGGAGGAACTATTGTTGGAAAAGCATTTGTAGGTTCTACTGTTAACGCTATGAATAAAGGTGGTTTTGAGTTTTTAAATTTATATAATGCTTCTCAAACTAAATCAAGAAATTCAATAACTAAAAGAACACCAAGCGGACTATATTCTTATTTTTTACCTGCTCATAAAAATATGGCAGAGTTTACAGATAAATTTGGAGTATGTCACGAAGTTTCTCCAAGAGGAGGGTTTACTAATAGTGCAGGAAAAAAGATGAATGTAGGTAGTATTAAATTCTTACTTGCACGTAGAAAATCTAAAAGAGCAGAAAGTGATATTGCTTTTAATGAAGAGTTAAGAGCGTTTCCTATGACTATTGACGAAGCTTTTAGAGATGAATTAAAAAACTCTTTATTTAACATAGAAAAGGTAAATGAACAATTAACTTTCAACCGAGAAAACCTTGCTGAAAATGAATTATTAAAAGGCAATTTCTATTGGGAAAATGGAGTTCGTTTTTCAAATGTAGTTTTTAGAAATGAAGAAAGAGGTAGGTTTTTAGTAAGTTGGCTTCCTGATAAAAATTTACAGAATGGACACGAAACATTGTTTAAATGGGGTACTTGGAGTAAAAGCCCTCTTAATGGACATATAGGAGCGTTTGGATGTGACCCTTATGATATATCAGGAACAACAGAAGCAGTTAAGTCTAATGGTGAATCAGATGAAGAAAATAGTAGAGGTTCAAAAGGAGCTTTGTCAGGGGTTACTTGTATGAATTTCATGGATGCTCCATCTAATCAATTCTTTTTAGAATATGTATCAAGACCTGCTACTGCTGAAATGTTTTTTGAAGATGTATTGATGGCTTGCGTATTTTACAGTATGCCGATATTAGTTGAAAATAACAGACCTCGTTTATTATATCACTTTAAAAATAATGGATATAGAAATTTTGCTATTACGAGATTTGATAAACATTCTAACAAATTATCTGTAACAGAAAAAGAATTAGGAGGTATTCCTAACAGTTCAGAAGACATGAAACAGATGCACGCAGGAGCAATAGAAAGCTATATTGAAAAAAATATTGGTGTTGATAGACAAACAGGAGAATGTGGAGTTATGCCTTTTGAAAGAACTTTACGAGATTGGTTGCATTTTGATATTAATAAAAGAACTAAATTTGATGCGGGAATAGCATCAGGTTTGGCACTTATGGCAATTAACCGAACTTCTTATATTCATCACGCAGAAGCAAAACCAATAAAATTAAATATAAAAACATATAACCATAACTATAATACATCGCAATAATGGTAGGACAAGCTAAAACAAACTTAATTCCTGACGGTAATTTTCCAAAAGAAAATATCCCTTTTGAATTAAAGAAAACAAAAGAGATAGGATTAAATGTAGCACACGCTATACAAAACGAGTGGTTCACAAAATCTACCGATGGTTGCTTATTTTACCAAAATAAAGAAGTGTTTAGAAGACGTAGGCTTTATGGACAAGGTATGCAAAGTACAAGAGGTTATAAAGATTTTATGTCTGTTAATGGAGATATGTCTTATATGAATTTAAACTTTGCAGTTGTACCTATCATACCTAAATTTATAGATATTATTGTAAATGGAATGGTAGATAGAAAATATGAAATCGTAGCTTATTCTTCTGACCCTATATCAACAAAAAACAAAGTTAATTATAGAAAGGGTATAGAAAGAGATATGGCTGCTAAGGATTTCTTAATGAAAGCCAAAAACGAGCTAAATATAAATGTATTTAACTCTAATCCTGATACTTTACCTGAAAACCAAGAAGAGTTAGAAATCCGTTTAGATATGGATTATAAACCAAGTATTGAGATTTCAGAACAACTTGCTATTACATCAGTAATGAAAAATAGTGATTTTGAAAACGTTACAAATCCAAGAATATTAAGAGATTTAGTAGAGTGTGGGATTGGTATAGCAAAAAATACTTTTAACCCTACCGAAAGTGTTAAAGTTAATTATGTTGACCCTGAAAACTTTATATACTCATTTACAGAAGACCCTTTCTTTAGAGATTGTAATTATTTTGGAGAAGTACAAATAGTTAATGTGTCAGAAGTATTTAGAAAAAAACCTAATCTATCAGACGATGAAAAACAAGAGATTGTAGATGCAGAGTTTAATTGGAATAGTTATTTTGGATTAACATCTGATAGAGGAGCTGAACAAAGAGGAAAGGTAGCTATATTGAATTTTAACTATAAAACTACAAGAGAACACGTTTATAAAATAAAAACAACTGCTACTGGAGGTAAAAAAGCTATAAAAAGAGATGAATCATTTAAAGTTGATTCAGAAGATGCAGATTTCAAAAAAGAAAGTTTTACTGATGAAGTTTGGTTTGAAGGAGAGTTAATATTAGGAACAAATATTTTATTGAAATGGGAATTAGCTAAGAATATGGTAAGACCTAAATCTAATGAAAAGATTGCTTTACCTATGTATTCTATTTGCGCTCCTCATATCTATAAAGGAAAAGTAAACTCATTAGTAGAAAGAATGATTCCTTTTGCTGATGATATTAATATCTTAAACTTAAAAATACAACAGACTATTCAAAGAATAATGCCTGATGGACATTTTATTGACATAGATGGACTTGCTGAAATAGATTTAGGTAATGGTAATGCTTATAATCCAACAGAAGCATTTAATATGTTAATGCAAACAGGTAGTGTATTTGGAAGAAGTTCAACAGTAGGTGGTGAATTTAATAATGGTAAAATGCCTATTACGGAAATCACTACAAGTGGTGCTAATAATAAACTTGCTGCTCTTGAAAGACAATATTCATTTAAATTACAAATGATTAGAGACGTTACAGGAGTTAACGAAGCAAGAGATGGTTCAACACCTGATAAAAATTCATTAGTAGGATTACAGAAAATGGCAGCGTACTCATCTAATGTAGCTACAAGACATATTCTTAATGCTGATTTATATATTATTAGAGATTTAAGCAAAAGCACTTCATATAGAATAGCTGACATACTTAATAACGAATATCTAAAAGAAGATTTTATTCAAAAGATAGGAGAAACAAGTGTCAATGATTTAGAGTATATGAAAAACAGACATTTGTTAGATTTTGATATATTCATAGAATTAGTGCCAGATGAAGAACAAAAACTTAAATTAGAAGCTGATATATCTTTAGAAATACAAGCTGGTAACTTAGGAGTTGAAGATAAGTATGCTATTATTAATATTAGAAATACTGCTCTTGCTTACAAATATCTTAAAGTTATCAAAGAGAAAAGAATGAAGAAAAACCAAGAGAATAAAATGAAAGAAATTGAAGCTCAAACTCAAGGTAATATTCAATCGGCACAAGCAGCTTCTCAAGAGAAATTAACTCTTATTGATGCAGAGAAACAATCTAAACTTGAAGTGCAAAATCAATTCTTACAAGGAGAAATAGCTAAACTACAAGAGCAAGCAAGATTGAAAAAAGATTTGATGAAAGATGAGTTTAATTATCAAATGGGTATTGCTGTTGCTGAGTCTGATAACGCAAAAAACAGAGAAACTTACAAGGAAGATAGAAAAGATGAAAGAACAGATAAACAAGCTACTCAACAATCTAAACTTATTGACCAAAGAAATAAAAACGGTAAACCCGTAGATTTTGAATCTAAGTATGATAACTTAGAACAATTTGAGATATAAATAAGAAATGTTTAAAAAAAATTAATATATTTGTTAATAAATTAAATTTAATATAAAAATGGAAAATTTAGAAAATTTAAAATTTAAAGTTCTTGATGATGAACTAAACGAAAATTTGCCCGAGCAAGTATTCTTAGAAGAGAATGTATTTGCTTTTGACGAACCTAAAGATGTAGTTGAAGAAGAAGTTGTAAACGAAGAGGAAGAAGTAATTGAAAACGAGGATACAATAAATGAGAATTATGTTGAAGAGGAAGAAGTAGAAGATACTGTTTCAATAGATGATAATTCTGTTCTTAATTACTTAAAAGAAACTTTAGGTTTAGATATAGAAGATTTAAACGACTTAACTAAAAAAGAGAAAAGAGAACTTCCTGAGGATGTTAAGATGTATCTTAAATACAAAGAGGAAACAGGAAGAGGATATGAAGATTTTTTAGAAAGTCAAAAAGATTGGTCACAAGCCGATGAGAATGTTTTATTAAAAAAATATTTAGCAGAAAAGAATCCTTATTTCGATAATGATGATATTGAAGCTGAAATAGAAGAAAAATACTCTTTTGACGATGATTACGATAGTGAAACAGATATTAAAAGAATTACAAGAGAGAAAAAAAGAATACTTGCTGATGCAAAAGCATACTTTACTGAACAGAATGAGAAATACAAAATCCCATTAGGGTCTAATGATGATTTAATTCCTCAAGAGTTCAAAGATGCGAAGTCAAAATTGCAAGAGATTACAGAAGAAAGGGATTTAGTTTCTCAAACCGAAGAAAAAGCGGTTAATTATTTTAGGGATAAAACAAATGAGTTGTTTTCAAAAGATTTCAAAGGTTTTGATTTTAAATTTGAAGATGAGGAGGTAGTTTTTAAACCAACAAATATCGACGAAACAAAAAACTTGCAAATGAATATCGCTAATTTTATCGATAAACATTTAGGAGAAGATGGTATGATTAAAGACGTTAAAGGTTATCATAAAGCACTCAATATGGCTATGAATCCTGACGCTGTTGCAAAACATTTTTACGAACTTGGAAAAGCAAAAGCTATAGAAACAATTGCTAACGACAGAAAGAATATTGATACTGGTTTTGCAAAAACCAATGACGGAAATGGTAATACCACTACTTATAGAGTTTTGAATCCTGATGTTCCACACACACTTAGATAACAAAATTAAAACTTAGAAATTATGGCATTAAATGCATCACCAGGGGTATCGGTAACACCAAGCCCAACGAAAGAGATTACTTCTACAAATTACATCACAACTTTTGATTTCACAAACCAATGGTTGCCTGATACTATCAAAGAAGAGTTTAAAAGATACGGAAACCAATCTATAAAAGGTTTCTTGTCTAAAATGTCAGCAGAAATCCCAAGTTCTTCTGATTTAATTAAATGGTCAGAAGAAGGTCGTTTACGTGCAGTAGCTACAGGGGTAACTCGTACTGCTAACGTATTTACACTTTCTGGACACCGTTTTAGAAACAATGATACTATCGTAT